AGATTATATGTTAATGGTGAAAGAATAAGATCATTTTCCACAGAATCATATACAGCAGAGACATCTTATGGTATTAATAGAGCTTCTTATGTGCAGTATTTGAGTCATACAAGTCGATTCTATATGACTGAAATTAATTTTATAGATAATCAGTCTTTAGATGCACATAGTTTTGGATATTTTGATAATCAAAGAGATTTTGTTTGGAAACCAAAAAAATATACTGGTTTATATGGTATAAATGGATACTATATTAATTTTGGCGATAATACTAGTTCTTCCACAATCGGAAGAGATTTTTCTGGTAATGGAAATAATTTTTCAATTAACGGAGGAATGGATACTAGTAATATATTTGTTGATAGTCCAACCAATAATTATCCTACTTATAATCTATTAAGTAAAAATTCAGCAATTACATTATCAAATAATAATATAGTTTTAGTTTCTACAAATAATCGTGCTCAAGGCACAACTTTTGCTATACCAAGAACTGGAAAATGGTATGCTGAATTTACTCCATTAGATTCTGTTGGAGTAGGAGGAACTTTTGCTGTAGGAGTTATTGGAGTAGATACTAATTTTATTGGCGGTAGTATTAGCATGATAACTACTACTAGTGGCATACAAACTATTGCATATATAGATAACGCAAATAGAAATGTTAATGGCACAATAGGATCTTCTGGCGGAGCAACATATGGACTCAATGATGTTATTGGCGTTGCTGTGGATGCAGATAATGGATCTGTTAGTTTTTATAAAGGTAATTCTTTACAATTTACTGTTAGCGGATCATCTTACACAACTTATTCTGGTAATTGGATGTTTGGTGCAGAAGCATCAGCAAATAGCAAAAAAGTTCAGTTTAATGCTGGCCAAAGATCTTTTACATATACTCCACCGTCTGGATTTAGAGCTCTTTGCACGACCAACCTGCCCACGCCAGTTATCAAGAAGCCCAGCAGTTACATGGATGTGGTGACGTACACGGGGACGGGAGCCACGCAAACAATTTCGGGGCTTGGCTTTTCCCCTGACCTTCTTTGGACAAAAGGAAGAAACCTCGCCCAAAGCCACAATATATTTGACACGCAAAGAAGCGGTAAGAGGCTCCGATCTGACCAAATGTTTCCCGAAGCCTCGACAACCGTTACGCTTGGGGCAAATGGCTTTACGCTAGGAGCAGAATCAGAAAGCAATAATAACGGATCAACCTTTGTCGCCTGGTGCTGGGATGCCGGCAGCTCCACCGTATCCAACACACAAGGCTCCATCACTAGTCAGGTGAGGGCTAACATCAGTGCGGGGTTCTCGATTGTTACCGCGACGTGTGCAGGTGGCACAAATTCCTACGGTCATGGGTTGGGCGTTAAGCCTGCAATGTACATTGTTAAAAACCTATCAAACTCTCAAAACTGGCAAATTTGGCACCAAGGATTGAGTAATGAAACAATTGCGTATTTACAGTTCAACGTTTTTGGAGAACAAACGTATGCAACCATGTGGGCAGCGTCCACCTCGACAACATTTTCTTTGGTGGGAGATGGTCCAGTTGTCGTCGGCAATAACTTTGTTGCTTATGTATTCGCCCCAGTAGCCGGGTACTCTTTTTTTGGCAGTTACACCGGCAACGGGTCGGCTGACGGACCGTTTGTGTATTGCGGGTTTAGGCCAAAACTTATTATTGGGAAAAGAGTTGATGCGATGGAAAACTGGATTATTTACGACACATCGAGAGATTCTTTTAATGTTGCTTCTGCTCAATTACAACCAAACGGATCTATCGCTGAATTTACTGGAAATGCGCTAATAGACTTTAATTCAAATGGATTTAAGTTTAGGTCAACAAATTCATTTAATGGGAATTCTGCTGGCGGAAAGCACATCTTCGCCGCCTTCGCCGAGACTCCTTTAAAATATGCTCTTGCTCGCTAAAGTGTAAATATTTTATGAGTGATTTTAAATATATAGTACCGCCAAATGAGCCAAAAATAATAAGATCACCAGGAGAAGTTGGTATTGCTCCTACAATTACTGAACCTATAAATAATAGTTGCTCTTTTAATGGATCAAATCAATATTTAAGTAGAACTTTTACTTCTGCTGGAAGTTCAACTACTGCAACTCTTAGCATGTGGTTTAAGAGAGGAAACATTTCAAGAACAAATTATGGAGATATGTTATGGCACAGTTACAATACTGGAGTTGGTAACTCTCCTGGAAATTATAATATTTTCTTTATTGCAGGTACCTCTACTGGCAATACAGATCGTTTAGTATTTCATTTTAGGTATAATGTTTTTTATTCTAATCAAGTTTTTCGTGATCCTAGCGCTTGGTATCATCTTGTAGTAAATTGGGACAGTTCAAATTTAGCTCAATCTGAAAGATTTAGATTTTATGTTAATGGAGTCCGAGGTACATTTATTACTGATCCAACTTTTTCTTTAAATTACTCTTGGGAAAGTGCTTTTAATCTTGCAATACCTCATATTATAGGTTTTTACTTTCATGGTTTTGATTATTATTTGGATGGATATGTTGCAGAAACTCATTTTATAGATGGTCAAGCACTTCCTCCAACAGCTTTTGCTACCGCTAGTAACCGCACAAATACTTGGGTTCCTAAAAGATATCTCGGTACTTACGGAACAACAGGATTTAATTTAAAATTTAATAATTCGGCTGCACTCGGAACAGATAGTTCTGGGAATAATAATAATTGGACTCTTAATAATATGAGTTCATTAAATCAAAAGAGTGATAGTCCTACTAATAATTATTGCACCTTGAATCCGCTGGCCAAGGGAAGCGTAATAACACTTGCAAATGGAAATTTAAACTTAACTCAAGCAAATGTTTGGAATGGAGTCCTTGGGACAATGGCAGTTTCAAGCGGAAAATGGTATTGGGAGCTTACTTATGGCGGTGGGACGGCCGGTATTGTTGGAGTTGCAACAAATTTATATGATATATCAACCGAACCCGGAATAGCATCAACAGCTTGGAGATACAGGTCGGACGATGGTACAAAGAGAAATGGTGGTGGGTCTTCTAGTTCCTATGGTGAGCCATGGACAACAAATGATGTTATAGGCATTGCGCTAAACATGGATGCTGGGGAGATAACATTTTACAAAAATGGCGCTAGTCAGGGCGTAGCTTTTTCAAATCTTTTGAGCAATACCGTCTTTCCTGTTGTTGGTGTCTTCCAATCGGCTGGAGCAACAGTCCTCAACTTCGGCCAACGCCCCTTCGCCTACCCCGCCCCCTCCGGCTTCAAGGCCCTTTGCACGACCAACCTGCCCACGCCAGTTATCAAGAAGCCCAGCAGTTACATGGATGTGGTGACGTACACGGGGACGGGAGCCACGCAAACAATTTCGGGGCTTGGCTTTTCCCCTGACCTTCTTTGGACAAAAGGAAGAAACCTAGCCCAAAGCCACAATATATTTGACACGCAAAGAAGCGGGAAGAGGCTCCGATCCGACACAACTGGCGCAGAGGCATCCACAACAGTAACTCTTGACTCGTCTGGGTTTACGCTAGGAACAGAATCAGAAAACAATAATAACGGATCAACCTTTGTCGCTTGGGCTTGGGACGAGGCTCCGATAGCGGGGATGGATATTGTCAACTATACGGGTAATGCGACGAGCAGGACGATTGCTCATAATCTTGGGGTTGCGCCAAAGATGATAATCGTAAAAAACAGAAATTTTTCTGGGGCAACTAATTGGTGCGTTTACCATTCATCTCTTTCGTCTCCTCAAAATTCAGTGTTTTTGGATGTTCCAGACTCACAGGCGAGCTATCCAAACGTATGGAATAGCACTGCGCCGACAAGTTCGGTATTTAGCGTTGGAACAAATTTGTCTTCAAATGGCAATGGAAATAATATGATCGCTTACCTCTTCGCCGAAGTCGAAGGCTTCAGCAAGTTTGGAAGCTATGCTGGCAACGGGTTGGCTGACGGACCGTTTGTGTATTGCGGGTTTAGGCCGAGGTGGGTTATGCACAAGCGCACAGATGCCGCAGACACGCTTGGATGGCTTATTTATGACAGCGCAAGGGATAGCTTCAATGTTGGGAAGAATTATTTAGTCTCGAGAATCCCTAATACTGAAAACTTTGGTGGATCAACCGCTACTATTGATTTTCTTTCTAATGGATTTAAGTTAAGACTAGCAGGAAATGACGGCAACGCAACCGGCGGTACCTACATCTTCGCCGCCTTCGCCGAAACACCCTTCAAATATGCAAATGCACGCTAAAGGAGTGTAATATATTATATGCAAAAACTATATGTTTATATATCTTCAAATGGTAGCATAGGAGAACCTCATTATAGAGAAGAAATTGAAAATTGGGGATTAATATCAAAAAATTTTGATGGTGGTTATGTATTAAGAGAATTTTATGATAATCAATTATTTAACGACCCATCTAAAGAATCAGTATCTTTTAGTCATTATGAATTAACAGAAAAAGAATGCTATAAAATTTATAAAAAAGATGAAATTAGTTATGAAGGAAAATTAAATTATGTTTTGAATAAAAGAAGAGAGAATTATCCTCCTCTTGGTGAATTTGCAGATGCTTTTGTAAAAATGCAAAATGGCGATAGTTCTCAGATGAATTCTTATGTAGCAGCCTGTTTAGAAGTTAAAACAAATAATCCTAAGCCAGTTATACCGGTTATTGAACCAGCGCCACAATCTATTGTAGAACCTACTCCAGAATCTTAAACTTTACTATTTCTTAATATACCAGCTATATAGCTGTCTACTTGATGATTTGAAGCTATTTCAATTGTAGATTTAATATTATCTTCATTCTTATCTACTGGATTTTCTACATAGCTACTTGCACTTTCAATCCATTTATCTGAATTTTCATTAACAATAATCATTTTTGTAATATCGTCTATGATGGATTTTTGTTGCTTATTAAGTCTCTTAATTTTAAATTTTTGCTTAACTAAATCTGTCACATGGTCTTCTAACAAAGAAGCTAATGCGAAATTATCTGTGACTTTTTTAGAACTAAATTCAGCTTTGGATTGTTTTCCAGTACCAACTGGAGAAATATTTTTAGATGTTTGAGATATGCCATTTGTACCGCTAGGTCTTCCAGATTGAGACTGATTGCCGCCAATTACTGGATTGTAATATCCTTGATCACGAAATTCTTTGTATTTAACTTGGCTCTCAAAAGAAGATTCTGGATCTGGTAATCTACCAGTTTCAATAGCTTTAAGACCTTCTTCTGGCGTCAATACTCCAAGCTCAACTAATCTATTATATATTCTAGCATATTGAATATCATCTTTAAGATCAATGTCTTCAAAGTATGGAGTGGGATAATTTTTAAATCCTAAACCTTTACTTATTCTTACAATCTCTGGAAAAAGAAACTCATTAATAAATGCTTCTCTAGCTTGTTTTAATCTTTCAATAAATACTTGAACTTTAATGCTAGTATTTGCAAATTTTTCACTTCCAATTAAAATATTATTTAATCCAATTTGAATATCTTTATCAATTACTTCATATTTTTTAGGATCAAGAATATCTGCAATAGCAGGAATAACAAACTCTGCTTTTGTTGTATAGTCTGCTATAAGAACTCTGCCAACGCTTTCATTTTGAAACAGAGATTGCATAGCTTCAAGATTTTTTTGATTAACGCCGCCTTTTTCTGGATCTGTTCCCATAGTAACAAGAAGAATTGCTTGTTGAGTTGTTCTTGTAACTGCCATATCCATTTTACGCATCTCAGCTTTAGCATTAATATCTTCAAGCACAGGATATCCCATTGGAACAGCAAATGGTTCATAATCTTGTTTCTTGTAGAATACAGCTACAAGTCTATGAGTATCAAGAGGCATAGTAGCTGTACTAGTTTTCTTTTGAATGTTGTCTTTTACTTCTTGAGGAAGAGAATCATAGACTTCTTTATCTTCATCTGTTCTTGGATGACGAAGTCTTTCTAATTCATAATCACTTAATACTTTATAAAATCTATTTGTAACAAAACTTATATTACCGCCAATTTGAATATCAGCAGGATTAATAATTATATATCTAGCAGGAAGAATAACAGAAGCAGCTTTACTAACTCCAAAGGTTTGAGTAATTTTAATTAAATCATCTTCTTTAATGTTAGTATCAAAGCGATATATAAATACATTTCCAGAGCGATAGTATTCGCGAAAAAATTTATCTTGGAAACTCCATAGATTAATTTTATCAAATAATGCTTCAAAAAAATCACGACTCTTTTGGCTACCGCCTTTAAAATATATTTTGCTACTGCTAAACTCTGTCATTAAATCAACTGTGTTTCTAAATATAGCAAAATTATAATAGCATTTTTGACATAAAATAACAGCGTCTCTTATGTCCATATTAGAAGCACTATAAATATTGTTAGCTGCTCTATTAAATGGTATTAATCCATTCGATATATTAGAGTATTTATCTGTTCTCTCTATAGTACCAGCTCTGTTTCTACGAGCTTTATCACTAGCTTTTATTTCTTTAAATCCAGATCCAGCCATAAGAGGCTCTGTGCTAGTAGTAAAGTTAGTTAGTTTTGGGTTATTTTCGTCTTTTTTAGCCATTTTTAGTTATTTTTAAAAATTACACCTATTTATAACATTATAGGTCTAAATGTTTCATTTTCAACTTTATCTTGTACTTTAGCCATATCAAAGAAAATTTTACTTGCCCAATTTCCCAACATAAGAGCTGTATATCTGTCTTTTCTAGCTCTGTGTGCGCTGGTATTTCGTTTAAGGTGTTGAGGCAAATCAAATGATTGGATTCCACGGCTTGTACTTCTTACTTCTATAAGATTGCATTCCTTTTTAGTACCATATATCATATCATCTTGATTTTCCACAAAATCTATCAAATTATCAAAACCAGTTGTTTCAATATTTAGATTCGAACCCGTGACTCTTCCAAAAGCTTCTCCATTAGCACATATACGGCTAGCAAACCATATCTTTTTATGATCTATAGATGCTTGTAGATATTCATTTCCTTTGCGTATGAAATCAGTAGTAAACATCTGTTTAAAACAAATTCTTTTTGTTTCTTTATTGTATTGTCTTTTTGCATCTTTAATCATGCGATCATACTCAACGCTTTCAGTATCAGAGTTAACTTCAAAGAATTTTAATTCTATTCCAGACTTGCGGAATAATTCATTTTCATTTGCAGAATCAATAAACTGATAACCTGCATTATCAATGATAACCATATCTACATTAAAGTTTGTCATAAGATAATGAAAGTATATTATATGATTCTTTAAATCTCCACCAGCTACAGCATAAGAATGTACAAGTATGCCATCTTTCTTTTCTTCATCCAATTCAATAATACTCATAGCAAAATAATCTGAGCTTGGACTATTACTAAAACTAGGATCAATAGCGAGTATATATTTTTTATCTTTATCGCCATAAATTTTTGAAGTAGGAGAATCACCATCTGGTATAGTACATTCATGCATTTTTTTAGCTGAAAAATAACTATCACTACCATCTGTAAATTGAGCGCAATATTCTCTAAGAAATCCACTATGACTTAAGCCACCAGCTTGAGCTTCTTCAATAATTGTTTTATCAACCATTTCTTCTGGCAAAGCTTCGTATCCCATTTGGCTTACAAAGTATGTAGCATCTTTAACCGCTTCTTCAGAATAAATATTTGCAATCCACTCTTTGTATGTCTTGTAAAGGTTCTCGAATGTATAACTAGCAGAAGATAATGCTATCATCTTTGATTTATTTGGAAATACCATTCTGTCTTCTTCTTTCATTATACCTTCCTGTATAAGTTTATCTTCCATTTCTCTAATTTGAATACGCTCTTTCATATTCTGTGGCGCTACTAAGAATGGCATCAATACATTTTTAATGATATCTTCTGGTATAAGTAAAAACTCGTCAAGCACAAGAACATTAGCTCGAAAACCTCGGACTTTTTCACCATTGAGAGGAATAGCCACAATATTACCGCCATTAATCTCCCATTCAAATAGATCGTTTCTTTTGCTTTTAATACCAAAAGCTTGTTGTAGTAATTGAGCTTCTTTGCTATTAACAATTTTTTCTAAGTTAGTAAAAATATTTCTAGCTGTTCGAAATGTTGGACCAGCAATTAATATTTTTGAATTAGGTTCAAATATGCATTGTAAGAAACAATATACGCTTGCAATAAATGATTTAGAACATCCTCGGCCCCATACGCACATATTAAAATTACGATTAAAAAAAGCTTTTAAATTAACTTCTTGATAAGGAGATAATTTTATTCCACTAATTAACTCCGTAGTTAATCCTAGATTTGCTCTTAAAAATTTAGCTAAACTTACTTTAGCTTCTTTATCCAGCATGGGCCCTTTGATTTGCAATAACTGTTTATTGATGTCTATTAAATCTTTTCTAATATATTTTTCTGGACAATGCCACATACTAAATTATACCCAGATCAACTAATAATTGCAAATCATATTTTTTATGAAAGCAATTGCCAGTCAATATTTTGACAAGCAATTCAGAAGCCTTTCTTCTGCCATCAGCAAATACAAATTGTATATTATCATATCTTTGATTTAATTCTCTTACTCTATGAAATATAAACTCTGGAGTAGCTTTAATCTTTTTGGATATATGAGGTAAATAATTAAATGAGAGAGAATCTGCTAAAGACTCTTCAATTAGTATTACAAGGTAGTAATTAGCGTTTTTAGCTCGTTCTATCTCATTATTAAATCTATCGTAACCTGCACTCATAGTGCCGATGAAATCAGATAAATTCTTTCTTTCTATAGCTGTAAAGCAACACTTTTCAATATCATTTAATGTATAGTCTCCAAAATCTAATTTAACTACTTGTTGCTGATATCTAAATCTTAAAGGATTTTGCTCTCTAGTATCAATCATTATTTGATATTTGTCAGATTCTTCAAATTTTAACTCTTCATTATTATATTTTTGAAATTTATTTTTCAAACCAATATCTTCACATATTTTATAATAATTTAATTTATATTTATTAAAAGTAACAATGGAGGGCATAATTAAAGACCTTAATTCTACTTGAGTTGGAGAATAAATAAGATTCTTTCTTTCTTTTCTTTTAAGCAGTAAACCTTTTAGAAACTCTTCTAACTTTTCTGGTTCTAAATTTTTTACATAAGCTTTTAGATTATTTTTATTATTAAAATCATCTATAAAATATTGATCTTTATTTTTAAAATTAATCATCTCTCCAGACAAAATGTCATGTCTTGGATAATACTTTTGATAATATTTTGCAGTAGTTATTTTATGAGCTTTTAAATGCAGATGAAGAAATTTATCTACTGCAAAAATTTCATTACAAATTTTACATTCAATTTGCATTTCAGCCGTTCAAGACTTCATCCTTAGATATACCCATAATTCTAGCTTTAACTTCATCTATGGTACTTAGTCTTTCTACTTCTTTAGCAAGCAATTCTTTACGCATCTCTGCTAATCGGATCATTTCTTTTCTACTTTCTTCTTCTTTCCAAAGTTCAACAAGATTTAATATTGATGCATTTTCTTTTACTTGCCTACTTAATCTTTCGCTTCGTTTTACTTTAAGATCGCTTAAAAGTTTCTGTTGTCTAGTAACAGATTGATTATATTCATTTCGAGCAGTGCTAATAGCTTCTACGAGAGACATTGAAATTCTATCTCCAGATTCTACAGCTTGATCAAGTTGTAACTGAAGAGCTTGGATTGTTTCTTGTATATTAGATGATATAACCACCTCTGTAGCAAGAACAATATATTGATCTACTTCCTCTTGAGTAAGATCATTTTTATCAAAAGTGTATCTTATAAAACTACTCTCAAATAATTCTCTTTCACTTTCGTCCTGATACGTATTAATTTGATGTAAAAAGCGATACGTATGAAGATATCCAATTAAAGATTGTATATCTCTTTTTTGTTTTCCTGTTAATTTAGCCTCATCAATACCTTCATGAACATATTTATTAATTCTAGCTAAACATCTATTTTGGGTTGTTGGAGGTTTATAATTTCCTTCTGGTATTTCATTAGGATTAGAATATACTATTTTAGTATCTAAAGTTTTAATATATTCGCCCACAGTTCTTGTTTCTTGGTTTAAATTTGTAAGATCATTATTTTTAAATATTATTCTAGCCATCTCTACAGCTGTCATTGTGGAGCAATTATTACTTACATATTCTTTTTGCTCTTCAGTAAGCTCAATTAATCCTTTAGCTTCATATTCATGGCTTTTTTTTGGAATGATCTGTCTTGAAGCAAGATAATTTTTAATTAATTTGCCTTGCTGACTTCGACCATCAAATCCTTCTCCAAATATTAATTTAGTTAATTCTGCAAGAGAAGGAGGATTAGAAGGTCTAGAATTCCATTCATCAAGAATTTTCTTTTTATGATCATCTGTTAAAATTACATCATTCATTGAATGTCTATTTCATCGCTATAAATATATTTTTTTACTTTTGTCATTATAGTTTTTTTAATATTCTGTACTTGCTTATATCCAGGAGCACGATTTTTTTCATTAGTTTTGTAACCCATGCTTGCAGCGACTTGATCTTCATCCTTGTGTTCAATATATAAAAGTTTATATACTTTCCATTCAGTTGGTTTTAATACTTGCTGCATTTTACGATGGATGTTATTTGCACTCTCTTCAATATTAATTTTACCATCTTGCATCTCATGAACTTCTTTAGTATGATTTTCTAAAGCGAGTGGTAATTTAGTATCATGCGCGTTCTTCTTATTCTTTTCCCAAGCAGCATAAAGTGGACAAGCATTACATTGTTTGCCATAAATATTACAATGTTCCTCATTTTCTGCAGCTGCACACTTTAAACATGGACGAGAATAATTTCCGTAATTATTACGAATAAGATTTTTGATTTGATTACTAACAATTCTATTAATCCAAGGAGCAAGTGGCTGTTTTGGATCATACATATTCCATTTTTTATGTATATGTATTCTTAAAATTTGTGCAACATCATCAAAGTCCATCCAAGCAAGTGATGTTAAATTCCACTTATGCTTTCGCTTGTAGATTTCAGTATTTATTTCGTTGAATTTATTTTCAAATGTTGGTTTTTTCACGCATCTTCTGGTTCTTCATCAGAAGCTTGATAATTTTGATTTCCTCTGCGTAAAGTACCTGCTTCTTTTTGAAATTGTTTTAGAAATTCTTCTTTAGAAAGATTTTCATCTGTCTGCCTAAAATCAATATTAACCTTTTCCCCTTTAGCTAAATCTTTTAGTTTTTCGCCTCTAGGTTTTTGTATTTCTATATCCCAATTTAAATTGCTGACTCTTGGTCTAGACTCTTGAATAATTTTTATTTGCGGTTGTGCACTAATTTGTACTTTTCCAGAAGCTATATTTGCTCCACATTTTTGACAAAAATTGGGTTTAACATCATTATATTGGATTAGATTACCGCAATTACTACAATATATTTTTGGCATATGTAAGATTATAGGTTCTAAATATACTTTTTTCTAATTTTAAACTTTATTTACGTGTACTGTTCTTGGCAGATAGTTCTTCAAATTTTTCAATAATATAGCCAAGAATATCATTTCTCATAATATCATCTGTACCAAATTTAAATGTATATATTCCCTTATCTTTACTTTTCTTATCATCAAATAAATTATATATATTTTCAAAACCACTATTTTTAATATCTGATTGTCTAATGTCGCCAATTAGTATTAATTTACTAAATCTACCCATTCTCGTAGTTATTAATAGTAGATCATGTATACTTAAATTTTGAGCTTCGTCACATATTATATAACTGGCATTTATGCTTAATCCTCTAAGGAATCCTACGGGAAGACCCTTTACTCTTTCTTCCCTTAATAATCTCTCAACTTGTTGTTTTGGCAATAATTCATGTAATTTATCCATTAATGGTTGTAAATATGGGTCTAACTTGCTATGCAGATCGCCTTTTAAAAATCCAAGATTGTGGGTAGAACTCTCTACTGGATTACGTATATAGAAAATCTCGCCTATTTTCTTATCACTAAGGGTTTTTAAAGCAGAATATACAGATAATAAACTCTTAGCTGTGCCCGCTGGTCCCTTACAGAATACGACTTTTGTTTCTTTATTCTGTATTAATTCTATGAATTTTTTTTGGTTATGAGTCCATTGTAATTCGCGAACATCTAAAAAACCTTCAATTTTATCTCTTTGAGGAACTATTGGCGACTTGTCTTGTGACTTTTGCTTGTGTTTTTTAGACATTAAACTTTATATTCATATTTACACGAAATACTAAATAATGTGTAAATAAATTAACGATGGCATTTTTAAACGCTAACATACCCCCGATTGAATGTTTTGTTCGCGGAAATTACTTAAGAAATCAAAAGGATTCTCACGATAAATATTTTTCATGCCTAATCTTTGGAGTCACTAGTCTGCCAAGTCAAGTACCACTTTTTAATTTTTTGATGGAAGACGGTGGGATTTGGTGGCATGCACCTATTAGTGCGTTTTGCACAAAAGAAGGAACACTAGAGCAAGATCTTCATGAATTAGAACTATGGGATAGTTTTAGCTATCATATAGCCGTAACAAAATTCTCATTATTACAAAATAAAAAAATTAAATTTTTAGCTAGAAGTGGCAAAGAATATTTAGGAACCTATTTATTTACTTTAGATTGGGCTCATAGTGATTTCAATGAACTCAATTTTGGATTTAGTGAAAATCCTGGACAACATAAATGTGGGCATGTAATACAATTAGATAATGGTAATTTTGGAATACAGCCTAATAATAGAATCAAAGTATATGATCCAAATTATGTTACAAAACAAGGCCAAAATTTAATAGAGCGTAAAGTCAATAGTGAGATTTATACCGTAGAGAATTGCCCAAAATGGGTAACAGAAGATAATGATAACTATGAGTATAAAATAGAGGAGGTAAAAGAATGAATAAACAAATCAAAGTAACAAATAAGAATATTAAAGAAGGCGAATTAGCTAATCCAGAAAATTGTGCAATAGCTCGTTCTCTTAAAGATAATATTCGTAATCTAAAAACTGTTTCTGTTTTAGCAGATCACATTAAGATTAGTCTTAATAATGGTAAATCTTATCATGCTGAAATCCCAAAAGAAGGAACAAATTTTATCAAAAGATTTGATAGAGGACAAGCAGTAAGTAAGCTAGAATTAGATTTAAATTTTGTTTAAATTTAATCCTTAAACATCTCTGGATGTTTTTTGCCTTTACGCTTTTTGCTCCAGTCATCCCAATACTTCTTCTTGACTGGATCTTTTCCGTACATCTTTTTCCTAGCCTCAGATAATTCTTTGCTCTGATCAAAAAGATCTCCTAAAGTACCTCTCTTATTCTTGGTCTTTTCTGAAAATGTTTTAGAATCTGTTGATGAATCCATCTTTGTATCTACGCCCATCTGTGGGACAGTATATACTCTAAGCCATTTAACTCCTTTGTTATCAATATACTCATGGACATCATGAATACTTTGAATAATACTTTTAACTTCTTCAGTATCTGGATTCTGATAGAGATACTCAGGCATAACTTAATATGGAGTCAACCATTTTTTGATAAGTAAATTTATTTTGTAATTTTAAACCAGCTTGATTTACTCTATTAGATTTAACTCTTTCTACAGCTTTATCACAGGCGGAAAGGAATTCATTATGATTAAAATCAAAGATATTGCCTTGATTATATGGAGTACCTTTCTTAAAGAACAGGTTGTCATAAGATTGAATTTTACCGCTGGGATTTACTAGAACAGAATTTTCTTCATTAGCCCAGCTTTTATATGCATGAGCATTTAATATAACTCCATGCTTACCCAAGCATAGACTATTAAACTCTGGCAATCCCCAACCTTCGCCTCCACTCATGCCAATAATAACATCTGCTGAATTTAGATAATCATTATAAATGCTATTTGTAGGCATAAAGCCCAAGAAGTTAATATTGAAAAACTTCTGATTTTCTAAAATAGATGCAATTAGCTTCTGTTGATCCTCTGGTTTAATAAAGTGATTATAGATAGAGCAATTTAAATAGTAATCTTTTTTATTACCATATTTACTTGCCCAAGATTTAATTATTTTTGCATGATGCTTTCTTCTTTCCAATTTACCAACTACATTAAAAGTGATTCTGTCATTAAGAACTTTAGCAGTATCCTTTACGGAAAAACTATGAGAATCAAACGCTAATGGTAGATAATCAACATTTAAACTTCCACTATCTTCAAAAACTTTTTTCGTATATTCTGATGATACTAATACCTTGTGATTATTCTTTAGAATATTAATCTCTTCTGCGGTTGGAGAATCAAGCTCGTAAAATGATAAAAGAATTTGCTTATCACTATAAGACTCAAAAGATCCATTGATATGCCATAGTTTAAATATAGGATTTGATCTTTTGTGATCTTTTAGAGATTTATTAATACAATTCTGTATCCACTGTGAAAAATCAGAATCTACATTATAGACGCCAAGATCTGCTTGATTACCAATTAAAAATAGGCAAGGCTCCAGTTTTCTTCTGTAGAATTCTCTAAGAATACCAACTGAAACCTGCCCGAAACTTACAGCATTAACAGGTAAATGTAATGCTAAGTTTTTGCTCACAGAATATCTTCGTCTTCAAATTCCGATACAGTAACTGGTGCTTTCTTTTGAACAAGTTTTACTTGATTCTTTACTGGAGCTTTTGTTGAATCTTCAGAAGAAGTATTTCTTGGCTCAGATAGATATACTCTAAAATCTGGAGCTTTCTCATTATCCTTTTTACTCTTATTAGAGAAAACTATAACCTTAACTTCTTTTTGAGTACCAAGCTCATCGACTTTAATATATCCACTTAGATATGTTTGGGTCGCGCTCTTTCTCTTCCAAAGAGCACCTAGTTCTAACTTCGACCAATCAGTTTTGTTATTTTCTTTCATTTATTTTGTATCTCCTTATTTTTAAATTCTATCAAACAAATCCTTACTTGTCAATTTATTTTTTAATATTCGAACGCCTTTATTATGAAGATTGATTGCATTTTGAGTGCTCATATTCATTCTTTTACCAATTTTAGTCCACGTCTGATTCAAATCTGTTTCAAAATAACGCATATTAAATATTTTTGATATTCTTCTATCTTTTAATTGCTGCAGCAATGAATTGATATATTCTCTTAATTCGTTTAATTTTTCATTGTTATTATCTTTAGGTTGCGCTTTATCTATGATAAATTGAAGTTCAGGATAATTCATATATGTAAGATCTTCTTTTTTATTGATAGCGTTTAAACATTGATATCTTATTTGATTAGCTAACCAAGTAGAAAATTTAGTTTTTTTATTATTTTTGAAAGACTTAATAGTTCTATATATTATATAATCTTTTTGCTGATATATTTCATTTACATCTATATTTTTAATATTAAAAGATGCAATATATTTTTTATATATTTTAAAACATATCGGCGTATGTCTATTTATTAATATCTTTAAACTATCTTCGCAGTTTTCTTTTTGGACTTTTCGTACTAAATATTTATCAGTTTTATTTTCTAAATTTTGCATAGTATTTTATAAACCCTTTTACATTTTCATTAAGATGATTATCATCTAAAGCTTTATGATTGGGTTCTACAGTATTCCATCTTATAGAATAATCAGCTTTAGTTTTTAACTTTTCATTATTAATAGATTCTTCTTCGTTAGCAGGTGGAATTTCATCATTTCCAAACATCCGAGTAATATGTACTAGCGCCCCATTGTTTTGCTCTTTCAACCAAAAGAACTCATCTTTTGGGTAAATGTCATATCTTACATCTGTAACAACAGGAATCTTATCACTCCTTAATATTTCATTAATTTTCTTTTGAGCTAAGCAAGTCCAATAAGTTCCTTCAGTTTGTTGTCTTTTTATTTTTCCGTATTCTACCATTAAACCACGAATTAGGTTTTTTTCTTTTGTATCGTCTGTAAATACAGATATTCCTATTTTAGATTTCAAAAAATCATCTAAGTCTTTTTTTAATTCGAAAGCTAATGCAACTTGTTCTACTTCCGGAATATATTTTTTTAATATATTAAAGAACGTATCTTTGCCAGATCTTGCACATCCAGAAACCCCAATAATTTTATTTTGCATTAGTAGTATATACTACCACATCTTTTAGACTTTGTCAATTACATTTTCATTTCCTTGGTTAGTTGTTGTATTTAAAGAAGCTAAAAATATTAAATTTCTTATATCTTTTTCATTAATATTTCTGGTATCACAATAATCTCTTTTATCTTTTATCTTATCGCAGAAATCATTTATAACTTTGCCTATCATATTACAAGTAAAACCACTGAGAGTAATGTTTTGATCAAATGAATTTAAAGGTTTTTTTAATATATAAATTCTTTTTTTATTATAGTTATGAGATTTTACAAAATCATTCTTCTCTAGATCTTCTAAGGCCAGTATAAAAGCTATCTTATCTTCATCTGGAGTTTCGGATATTTGCATCAAGTCTCTGTAGTCTTCTTCCATGCAAAAAGACTCTTTTTTATTGAAATGTTCTATAATCTTATTTGCAGCCTCAACAATAGTCATCCAGTTATATTATATAAAAATACTTGCATTTTTATAATAAAAATGTTAAGATATTTAAATATGGAAGCTCTATCGAATATAATATTATTTAGTATATTTCTTTACTTAATCTTAAACAACTGTAGGGGTCTTAATGGAAAATAGAATATCATTTGATCAAATGGCAATTAAGATAGCTATTACTGCATCTAAAAGATCAGAAGATCCTCATAAGAAAGTGGGGGCTTGTGTATTAGATAAAAATGGCAGAGTACTTGGAGTTGGCTATAATGGGATTAGGACTGGTCATACGAAAGGCCAAGATTTTTGGAGTGATAGGGAGAATAGAAGAAATTATATAATTCATGCTGAAGTAAATGCCCTAGCTAATGTTGATATTCATAAGGCATATCTTTTAGCTGTTACTCTTTTACCTTGCCCAAGTTGCGCTAATATGATAGCATCACACAATATTTCAAAAGTTTTATACTTAGAAGATTACGAAAGAGATTGCATATCTAAAGATGTATTTAAATTTCACAATATTAATTTAATAAAATATGAATCCTGAAATTAAATTTAAAAGATTATACGACAAAGCAAAAAATCTTACAGAAGATCATGATGAATTTATATATTCTATATCTAGTGCTGAAAGATGTTATATTCCACCAGGAGAAAGAAAACTTATTAAAACCTTTTTAGAGATAGAGGTTCCAGAAGGATATTTTGGTTTGGTACAATCTAAAAAAGATTTATATATTAAAAATGGACTATATGCATTTTCAGAAATTTTATTACCATCTGATAAAAAAGAATTGGAATTAGCGGTAATGAATGTTAATATACCTAAAGGTCCAATTATGATGTCAGATCATGAAAGATTTTTTGGAGAAAAAACTAAAATTGATATTTATGTCGGAGATAGAATTGCTTGGCTACTTATATTTCCTATAACAAAATACTCAATAAAAGATACAACATGAAATATATATTATTATTTTTAATATTTGTAAATTCTACTTTTGCGCAATATCAAGAAGCTTATATAACAAGAACAACATCTACAAATAGCGTTTTTCCTCGACAATTTCCATCAATGACTATTAGAAAGATGAGCGACAAGGAATATTGGATATTTGAATCTTTTGGTACAAACACAATTTTTCATAGACAATTTCCAACTTATATCGTTCGTAAAGAAAACTATGGAATCAATCATCCAAATCAAAAATGGGGAGTTTATAGAACTACAAGTACTAATAGCGTTTTTCCTAGACAATTTCCAGATAGATATATTTCAGCTTTAGAACCCGCAGAAGAAAAACCCACAGATAAACTAATCTATAATCATACTTCAATTGAGCCTAGACAACAAAATATGAAATCAAGCGCAATAGAAGGCTCTAGCTATACATATTCAAAATCATTAAGACGAGATACCAAGCCGTCTTATAATCCAGAAACACCAGAATGATTCTTGACGCAATTTTGGCATCTTTCTTTATATCTTTCGTTTTATTAGTGTGGTTTCAGACAAATGTTTTTGTTGAATATTTTTTCTTTTTACCAATTGTTAAGCAATACAAAAAAGCTCAAAATGCTGGAGTTGTAAGTTCTTTCGTAAACTTTTTATCTATTAACTATAATTGTTTTTTTGTGAGATTAGTTACATGTACCTATTGTTTAAATTTTTGGTTAGTATTGCCATTTGTATATTTTATAGATTTAAAATTTTTTGGCTTGATTTATATATTAAGTATAGTATACTTTAAAATAATACTACTATTATCAAAATATGAATCCAGATAAAGACACACTTTTAATAGAGCATCACTGGGAATTAGTTATAATGATCCATTCCTATAACCTTAAAGGTATAGATGGACAATTGAAGATTTTTGCTGAACTCTATGAAAAAATTTCTAAAAATCCGTCATGCCCTTGCCATAAGAATTCTATAGCTTATTTAGATAATATTAGAAATAATTTAGATAAGTTTTTAACAAAAGAAGACATACAAAAGATTAAGAAAGAGGAAGAAGTGCAGATTATACATGTGAAAAGAAAGGATAAGTCTATCTTAGAGTTTTAATATGAAAATACACATTGAAGAAGGATTAGGCTATGATGATATAGCGTTATTACCAAACTTTTCTAATATAGCATCTAGAAAAGAAGTCAGCACAATCACAAAAATATGCAAGAACAAATATATTGATATACCGATTATTCTTTCTCCTATGGATACAGTATCTTCTGTTAAGTCTTGCATAAAAATAAATAAAATTGGCGGCGCTGGAGTATTGCATAGATTTATGACTCCAGAGCAGCAAGCTAATAAATCAAAATACATAAAAGACCAGAGTAATTTTTGTATTAACGCAATTGGTCTAAAAGATTTTCCGACAAGGTTGCCAATAATTGCACCATATACAGATATATTTTTCTTAGATACAGCTAATGGATTATCTCAAAATGTAGAAGATTTGCTTATATGGTATAAGCAATCTTCTTATACCCAAGATATTATTGTAGGAAATACTCTTACAAAAGAAAGCGTTTATCGTCTTGCAAATTTAGAGGCGGATGGATTTAGACATCTAATCGGCCCAGGAAGTATGTGTCTTACTCAGATTAAGACTGGTATAGGATGCCCTAGCATTACAGGTCTATACTATGCATGGAAAGCTGTTAGAAACTTTCAACTAGCAAATTTAGATTACTTTAGACATGAAAATCCTAAAGAAGAAAGTAGACCAAGTATTCTTGCAGATGGAGGAATTAGAAACCCAAGAGATTTAGTTAAAGCTGTTGCAGCGGGTGCAGATGGAGCGATTTGCGGTAGAATATTTGCAGGTTTAGCAGATATCGTAGATGAAGAAAACATAATAGAAAAAGATGGCAAATTATTTGTAAAATATAGAGGAATGGCAAGCAAAGACGTTGTTGAAGATTATGAATTATATGACGGAACCAAAAAGAATCTTTTTGTTGAGGGTGACAATACTCTTATTCCTCTTATAGAAAACAAATCATTAGAGGATGTTGTATATGATTTTGTAAATGGTCTTAGAAGCGCGATGAGTTATCTTGGTTTTAGATCGATAGAAGAAATGAGAGGTGGAATTTGGACGAATAAGATTAAAATTGTAAAAGTTAGCTCTAACAGCATGTATGAAAGTTTTGCGCATGGCAAAATATGA